TTGTGCCACTTGGAAGTCAAAATAGTTCAGTTTGCGTAACGTCTTTCTTGCGGATAATTCCGAGAGCCGTTTCGAATATGGTTCGACCAGCTTCGTAGTCTACCAAGTTTCTTCCTATTTTAACCTTGTTTTGATTTCCATTGTATTGATTAAAGTCGTAACCGTGAAAATTGCATAACTCGGATAATTCATTCTTGGTTTGACTTATCGCAAATCTTCTGTCGTTCAAATCTGAAGGCAAATTGAAGTTAGTCCAGTACAAGTGCCGCCCTCTCTTCTTAGGGTTAAGCATTGGTTCATAGTACGCAATTACATTCTCCACCACATATTGCCCTTTGAAGTGATGCTGTAAGAAAATTATCTCTTCGTAGAGTTTCATGTCGGGATAAACTGGCATCTTTCCGTTTGCTCCAAAACCCCAATACCTGGCTCTTGAGTGACTCGGGCAAGGAGGACTCGTCCAAATGAAGTCAAACTCCTTGTAGTGGTCTAATAGGTATTGATGAGCATCTGCCACAATTACGATGTCATTAGGAAACCGCTCTTGGTATAGTTTAGCCAGTTCCTGGTCTAACTCAACAGCCGTTACTTGCATATCAATACCAGCCTCTTCGGCTACTTCATCCCACTTGTAACGATTACCTCCGAGGCAAGCGTATAGATTCAATACTTTAAACTTCTTCATCTCTTTCATATCCAAACATTAACATTATGAAATCAAGCACTCTCAGCTTCCAGTTCTGCATATTTCGTGTGAATTGATTTGACTAACTTGTCTTGTACTTGAAGAGCGTGCCTCATCGTCTTTATGGAATAAAGAACCGTTGAGTGGTCGCGAAAGAACATCTTGCCAATATCAGATAAAGAGTACCCGCTTCCGTATAACTCCCGATGAACCCTGTACATAGCGTACTGCCTCGCGATGGTTACATTTCTCATGCGTGTCCTTGCCTTCATTGCTGAATAGCCGATTCCTGTAGCTTGCTCAACTCTATTAATTATGTCCTTGCAGCTTTTGTCAATGTGCTTCTCGCAGTAAACTCCTTGAATTGCTGCCAGTAGCGTTTGGCAATCCTCCCCGAAATAGCCTTGATGTAGGTCGATGATGTTAACGAGTTGCTCCTTTAGGCTTTGTGATAGTCTTATAACTTGCATCTCCATACGTTTATCTGTTTACCGAAATCGCCTTCTATCTTATAGCCAGCCTTCTCGATTAATCCCTTCTTGTGGAGGTTAGAAAACGACCTTCTGATGGAAGTAATAGGAGTGTTTGCCCATCTGTCGGAAGATAACGGCTCCATGATTCTAAAGTGCCTTAGAACTCGCTCAGGCGTAACGCCAAGCTGGTCGTGGTTTCTAAAATAAATCAAGATAAGTTCGTCCTGACTTTTGGCTTTCTCTCGGGACTTCTTTAACTCTGTCCCGACTTCGTTGTTCGTGTTGTAGTAACTCATCCTTTTACGGTCTTTGTGTAAAGTCCCCAAAACCAAGAAGTGGTTTCTGTCTTTACTGGTTCAACTTTTTTCTTTGGTTGTGTCTTTGGTTGTTCCTCTTTGAAATCAACCTTTAGCTGTGGTTCTTTTTTAGGTTGCTTGCCGTTGACCTGTTCGTTCATAAAGTCGGCTAATTCCTCAGCCATTGAAAGAGTTACGTTTCCAACCATCCAGTTGTATCTGCATTTGCTTTTCGTTTCAATCCAACCTAATTTTAACAGGCTCGTAATTAAGTTATTAGTTGCTCTGTACCTTCTGCCGAGTTCCTTGCTAACGATTCGCTCGTTCTTTCTACAAGATTCTTTCACTTCCTCCAGCATTGCCGCGTACTTAATTGTTGTCGTTCTCATTGTTTGTTTATGTAATTGATTATTTTTTCTTGAGTTCTAACGCTAACCTTCTCGCCAGCAAAGTAAGCGTAAACGGTTTGAGTTGATAGCCCTGTTTCTTTGGCTATTCTGTAAGCGGTTATCTTCTTGGCGTTCGCCTCCGCTATCACTTGGTCAATCTTGACTATTTGAATCATCTTTTTTAGGCGTTAGTGTTATTACTTCGCTTTCTTTTTCTTCCCACATCTCAACTATTGGTTCGTCCATTGAATAGTCGATGTAGAATGTGGTTTGACGAATAGTTATATATACAACTAATGCATCAGGGTTTGCTTGTATCATCATTCCTCTTCAGTTCTTAAAGTGTAACAATCAATGCACTCGTAACCATTATTAGGAGCGCACTCTTCAAAGTTCAATTCTCCGCAAGTCTCGCACTCGTAGCAGTCGCAACCATCGCAAGCGCGGATTGATTGCCCGCAGCATTCGCGGTAAGTGTATTCGTTTAAATAGTATTCCATTGTTCTTGTTTTATCTCGCGTTACGGATGCGCGACCCCCGTTTGATTGGTGCAATATCTGAATTACTTTTGAATATCCAAAACATTTATGCGAAAAAAAACACACTCAGGATGTTTAGGAAGTTTAGGATTCTAAGGACTTGACCTTGTCCCGGTACTCTTGGAGCATCTCCTCAAGTTCCCACGTTGCGAACTTTACCGTTGTTAAACTGAGTTGGTGCATCTCTTCCGCCAACCCTTCGCGTTCTCTATCTAAATTCAACCCGAAGTCGTATTGTCGACCTTGCTGCATTACATTACACCCGTAGCATTGTGGTCGGCAGTTGTCCTCGTGCCATCTCGTGGCGTACCTTGCTCTGGACATAAAGTGTCCGCATTGAATCTTTTTCCAATGGTAACTTCTGCCGCAAGTGTAGCACTCACAATATCCGTCAAGATTGGCGGCACTCAATCGGATAAACCGACTGAATGCCTTGTCCAACTCTTTGACGATTTTAGAACGGGAGGTCGCCATCGTCTACGGTTACCGTTTTAGCGGTTACCTCTTCCTTAAGTTTCGGCTCGTAGGTGTCAACGCTTGCGTAGAGTTTTCCTTGCGCTGACTGCTTGACCTGAAGTCGAACCTCAAGACCATGCTTTCCCTCCTTGAGGTACTGGTCATTCTGCTCCAGCCACTTGATTAGCTTGGTCGGGTTGATGACCATGTCCGCCTTGACCCAGTCAGGAGCGTTCTCGTTCGGTGTGTAGACGTTCAAACCGTCCACGAATACTACTTTACTTTCCATTATTTAGAGTTTAAAAGGTTACGAAGATAATCATTTGCAAACGCCAATCGTTCGCGGAGTTGTTCTTGCATCTCAAGGTCTGCTTCTACTCTGATTTCAATCAGCTTAAAGCGTTCGTCCTTGATGCGTGGGTCGAATGAAATAAACCGACAAGCTAACGCTCCAGTAGCCAGCATCTGCCCTTGCATCTGCCACATATACTTTTGGTCTATGTAACCCTCGAACGCAGTCTTGAGGTGGTTCGCGGTATTATAAGGGCATTTGATTTCTATCAGTTCGCCATCTACCATGCCGTCAGGACTTGCACCTGAGTAGTCGTTTATCTCAACGAACGGCATCTCTTCAATGCTTACGCCCCTGAGTTCTGAATAGTACGCCTTGCAGATTGGTTCGTACTCGTTGCCCCAGTCAAGAGCCTTGCCGAAGATTTCGGTTCTTTGCCCGGTCAGGAGTTCCGCAGCCTTCTCGTAGATGTAACTGATGGCGGTCTGTCCAAGCACCTCGTCCTTCTTTCTTCCGTTGGTCATAAGGTCGCCAAAGCGGGAAGCCGTAAACTTCCCTAACCTTTGTGCGTGCCATTCCTCTGAGCGTTGCTCGGAGTTGCTTATTGCTTCATATATCATCTCTTCCATCTTACGCTCGTTTAAAATCATCAGATTCATCTTCTCCGAAAACCCCTACTTCGTAAAGTCCTGAGAGTTTCAACACTACTCTGCTCAATGCTCTCTTCTCCGCCATCGCAACAGGGTAGGTTTGGCGAGTGTTAGCTGGTGCCGATTCCCCGAAGGTTTCCATTTGAACGGGTAGACCGTTGCCGTTGGACATTTCTCCAATTGCTTTGATGACTACAAACTTGCAGTCGTCTGTCAGGTGTACCATTTCATACCTAACTCGGATTCCCTTGTGCGCTTGGATGCGCTCGATACCTTGTCGGGTTATAATTACGAACCCTTGTGGGCTTTTGAAGAAGTGGTCTTTCGTTAGACCGTTTTCTTTTGCGAGGTGTTGAAGCCTCTCTTTCTGCGTTTCGTTCATCGTTCTGTTTTTGATGATTAATAAAAATTGAATTTACGAATTTAAAGTTTGAATGTCAACATAATTATTGTCGTTGACCACTCGGACAAATGTGTAAAGTCCTGACTTGACAGCCTCTGCTCCTGAGTGTTTTATTAGTTGCCAAAAAATGAACGGCTCAACATGGGTAGTGCCTCCGCCATTACGTAGGTCGTTGAGTGCTTTGAGAGCAACCAACCGAATAAACGCTGGTATTTGCTCGTTAGACATGGTTAGTTCGAATTGTAAATGGTTCATGGTTCTGTTTTTAAAGTGGGGTCGGCATTACCCGTTACCCCCCGTTTTTACTTCTTTATCAATCCAGTAGCAGATGCTATTAACACATGGCTCAACGCATCTTCACCTATAATACCCATTTTGTTCAACTTGTTAAAGTAATCTCTTTCGTTTTTTGAAAGTTTGTTGATTTGGTTTTCTAAAGCAGTCATTTTCTGTTTTTTTAGTGGGTTACCCCGTTAATGATG